TGCATCAACACCGTTATATTTGTTGAGTAGAGATTCAAACTCTGCAACTCTATCAGAACCAACAACCATTACGATTGATTTGTGTCCTTTGTTGTGTAGTGATACTGCAATCTCAAATACGTTTCGTGCTTTATCTACGATAATGTTCCTTGCATGTTTTGGGAACATCTTTTTCATGTATGCAACTTTCTTTGCATATGGAAGAGGGTCTTTCTTTGGATTTTCAGAGTGAGATGCAAAAATATAATAGGGTGCGCCTGGATTTGATTTAGCAACAGATGCAACCTTCTCTATTAGTTTTTCGTGTCCAGTGGTTGGTGGATTAAAACGTCCAAATGTAAAGACGCAAGTATCCCCACGGGCTTCTCTGATATCCTTAAAACTCTTCATTGTTCACTACCCATTTCTCTTGCTTTTTTAAGTCTTTCCAATTCAGCCTTTTTCATTCTTGTCATCAACTTCTTTGCAATCTTTTTAATTGCTCCAGCCTTTTGTGCGACAATCCTATCATCTAGTGCCTGTCTAGTTGGTAAAGGCAAATTTGCATAATCTTGTTTATCCATACCAGCAAACTTTTTAATAATTATCTGTTTTGCTGCCTTGTTTGCTCTCTGTTGTATTTTTGAATCAGGAGCAAGTTTCTTCTTCTGTCTCGCAATCTTTGCTTGAACGGCAGGGTTCTTCATCATCTTACGCATTCTTAATGCCATCTTTCTTCTCTGAGAAAGTGTCATTGCTTTCCTTTCAGAAAGTTCAAAGACTAGATCATCGAATGTTTTCATTTCATCAAACCCTTTACTGTGTCTAGTGCCTTCTTTGCATGTGGGTGTTTTGGATTAATATTTACAATATCACCATTCACGAAATCAGAGATATTTGCAGACTTACCAAGAGCCTGAATTGCCTTATGAAGTGGATCCTTTGGATCAAAATTCACTTCAAAGTTTGGTTTACCTCTAAGTTCTACCCAAGTCTTTTCACCAGTTTTCCACATCTTAAGCACATCTTGATTCTTACCACGAATCAACTGTAACTTAATACCTTCTTTAAGAAAGAATGAAAGTGGCCTCATTTGTCCCATGCCTTAATTGCAGTGAAGTTATTGAAACTGAATTCCATTCTATCCACAAGTTTTACTGCATTACCAGAAATTCTATCAATTGCAACATACCCTTCTGGATTAACAACTTTAAATCCATTGGATGTTTTGATAAAAGTTCCAATGCTCTTTACTGTATTTAGTTTCTTTACAATACCCATCTTGGCTTCTACGATGTGGTTTTGAAACTCAATAATATTAGTTAAGTTTACTGTATGTTTCTTTAGTTCACGGACTATCTCTTTTTTCTTATTTTCTACTTCTTGTTTCTTAACAGGTGTTTTTAGTTTGTCAATCTTTTTATTAAATACCTCTTCAACCCAAGGAATATATCCTTGTGCATGTTTCTTTGGATTGGTAATCTTTTGTCCTTTTCTTACCATACTGTTGTTGTATGTCTTGAGAGAAGCCCCAGAGAAATCACCAGTGAAACTGTTTTGAATTGTGAGAAAACTGTTAAGAAGTTGTGAATTGATTTTTCTAAAAGTCTTACCAGCCATGGACAGATGTGATGTTACAACTTCGGTTTCTTTTTCATTCATTGTAGCAGAACCAGAAACATCTTTGTATGTCGCATCATCCATCCAAACTGTAGATGTCTTATTCAATCCTTGAATATTTGCACCAAAGGACGCTTTCATATCTTGTAGTGCATCACCAGTATATGTGGTGTGCCACACAATACCAATCTTTGCATTTTTAATAATCTTGCCAAAATCTGAATTTACTGGAACAGCATATACAATTGTATTTGGTTGGAATGTGTAATAAGAAACACCATCAATGGTTTCTGTAGACACATCATCAGTGAACATCAAGTCGCCTTGAAGAACGCCTTTGATACCCAACTTAGAAAGTTCTGCAAGTGACACTTTAAACTTTGCATTCAGTGTACCAGATAAATCTGCATCAATCTCTGCATTAGATTTGTATAGTTTTGGTTCTTTATTGAATACTGATTTCTTTGCAACGAAAAACCTACCATCTTCTGGGTCAACACCAGCAAAGATTGCAGGAGCGCCGTCCCACTTAACCGTCATGTTTACAGAACTACGACTTGAACCAGCCAACATGTCACGCAATGACTGAACAAAGTTAATTGCTGCCCGTCCACCAGTAACACCAAAGTTAAGGATTTCGTCCTCAATGTGTTCTAGGTGAAGGTTCTTACCAGCCTTATCTTCTGTAATAAATGAACTAAACTTTAACATTACATCGCCTTTAAATGTACACAAGAATCTTCTGATTCTGATTTTGCGTATCTGTATGCAAGCTCTAAGAACTTTTGTTCTTTGCCTGATAGTCTGTTGAACATGAAAGTAACAAGATACTTAGACTCCAACCAGTTACTATCTTTCTTACCAAGTTTCTTTTTAAAATCGTCAAGTGTTACTTTTGCATCTTCTCCAGCTGAAAGATATTCAGAATAGAACATTTCAAAAAACTTATCGTTCTCTCTTTTAATCATATCAGTAACAGACTTCCTTGTTGGAAACTCAGTTACACCAGCACCTTTTAGAACTTTTCCTATAGGACTAGTTATACCACTGTCTCCACTCAACTTACCATGTTTGGCTTGTTTACCGATAATCTCTGCCTGAAATGCAGGGAATGTTCTGAACTGCATTTCAAGTCCGTCTGCACCAAAAATGTATCCATCTTTAGAACTAAAGAAATCTCTTTTACCCAAAGTCTTTTTTGTGAATTTTGGTGACTTAAATGGTTTCTTATAGTTAATCTGTTTGAACTTTACCTTTGTGGTTTTCTTCAAAGAGATACCCATGATATCTCTAGCAGCATATGCCTTCATAAGTTCTTGGTTAATGTATGGAAGTGCTGGGTTCCCACTGAAATCATAGTTACTCAGTTTGGTATCTTGCACTATCCAAATATCAGCAGGAGTCCACTTGTTTACATTTGTAAAATAATCCTGTCCAGAATTCTTAAACAAGTTCTCAATCATTTCCACGAAAGCTGAACCTCTGTGAAAACTGTATTGGTTTCTACCCAATGCACGATACAAACCTTTAGCTACTGAAATGGAAGAAACAACCCAATCTTGTGTCAACCCTTCAATCTCTTCCCAACTAGCATCAACCTTAACTTGATTGTATGCCGCTTGTAGTTCCAACATATTGAAGTCTGTTTTTGGATTATTCCAAATCGCTTGACAGTACACACATTGTGCAGATTCAGCAGCACGAGTTCCAGATGAACCGCCACCAGAACCAGAACCACCACCAAACATTTTGGTTTTCTGAATTTGTGTAATTCTTAGGGATTTGCCGTTAGATGCTATGAATGAAGGTTTGCCAGAAGGAAATGCAGTATCAAAGTCATCGTTATCAAATGCAACCTTTAGTGCGTTATCAGACCATTGAATAGATACCTCACCTTCATCTGTGGGTATCTTTGTTGTGTTGTCAATGATGGATTGAAGTATGGCCTTGTTATCACGTTTTGCAATATCTGCTTTCTTCAGATTCGCTTCTGTTAACTCAGAATAAGAATTCTGAATTCTTTCTACATGTGATACTTTGGTCGTGTCAACTGGATTCAGTTGACGATAATACTTTCTGATAGACATTTAGCACAGTTTCCATTCATACAAATAATTTCAATACTATTTATATAACACGGTTACTCTAAAATGTCAATATTGCCCTTCATAAAATTAGGCAATGGTACATTTCCAAAAGGTTTAGTTTGTGTAAGTTGCTCTGAGAACAACTCAGCATCCTTCTTCTTTCTAAATGTACGCACGATATCATTAGTGGGAAATTCTACAACTTCCCACTTTCTACCGTTTTGCTGTACAAAATAATATATTTTCTTATACTTTGATGTCCGAAAATTTCTCATAAGCCTTGTTCTTTCCAAGACCCACTCCGAAAGTCGATTTATCAAATGCTGGGGTGTCATCCTCTTGTCCACTGTCAATAATATCATCTTGCGCCTCTTGTTCACAGTCGTATAGTTTCATTCTTGCTCTATCAATACCGACAACAAATCGTTTGTTTGCGCCAGGATCGTTGTATCTATTCTTTAACTGTTTAACCATTAACTGGTTGAGACTTTCCAAATCTTCCGTTGATATGAGAGCAAACATGAGATCAGCAGTAGCAGGCAAACCAAAACTTTCTGACGTATCTTCCAGCCCAATGTCGCTGTTGGCATACCCCCCTCTAGTTGTTTGTGTCGCTGACATAATAGGTACATTATTTTCCACTGCAAGCCCTCTAAGTTCTTCGGCAATGGCTTTGATGTAAAAATATGATCCGACATTTGCATTCCCCTTAAATCGTGATGAGGCACAGATGTTAAGATAGTCAATAAAGATAATATCTGGTCTAAATGACTTCTTCAGTGCCAACTCCTTAATCAAACTTCTGAAATGTCCTGTATGTGCAGATGCAGTAGGATATTCTTTGATAATTAACTT